TTAGGGGTGCGGGAAATTATCCGCATGGTGTAGATGCACTCGTGATTGCATGTTGAGCGTGTGGCGAGAATTTGGCCGGCTTTGATTTTGGTGTCTTGTGTTGTGGTGATGTTCATTTTTTCGTTTTGGTTTTTGGTTTTTGTCTCCGGCGTTGCGCCTTCGATCTGGAGATACAATCTCACGAACTTGATTTCTCGTCAACAGCTTTTTTTCAAGAAAATGAAAATAATTTTGGTGGCTTGCGGAGCCGCTTAAAACCTAGCTCGGCGGGCGGTTCAGGTAAAAAGTTCGGGGAAAAGTTCGGGGAAAAGTTCGGGGATCATATCGGTGCTCTCACCGAAATGCTCAGAACATGCCGAAGATTTTCATGAGGTCATCCACGCCTTTTGAGTCGGTAACCGGCGCGGGGTCCATCTCCTCTTCGCCTTCGTGAAAGGCGAAGTCCCATGTTTGATCAAAGAGTTTTCGCAGGCCGCGGGCGCTCATCGTGATGTTGCCGTCGCCCGCGAAGCCGGGATTTTTTGCCACATAGATTTTCCAGAGTTGGGATTTTTTCACGGCGTCAGTTTTTCAAGATGTGCCAAGCGACATGGCAGAGTTTTACGGCGTCCATGTAGTGATCCTGCGCCACGGATTTCCAGACGAACTCTTGGCCGGTGGCGGTCTTGCGCGGAACGAGGCGCTGGCCGCTCATGCCGCGAAGGAAGTCCTCGGTGGTGTCGCGCGGGATGGCGAGTGGGGGCTTGCCGTTGCGGATGCGGTCGATGAAGAGTTCCGTTTTGATGGCGTGGTCGACGAAGGTGTAGAGCACGACGCCGGGGAAGTCGTCGATGACGGTGCGCCCGATGCGGCTGCCGAAGGTGGCGCCGGAGCCTTTGGCGGCGTGCCAGAATCCGGCGCTGACTTGGCAGGCGGTGTAAACGCGGAAGGTGGCGAAGCCGGAATCCATGAGGCCGCACTCGGGGCGAACCTCCTGCCCGCTGGGTGTGCGATAGATGCGGCGGGGCGAGTCGGCCAGCAAGTCTTCGATGGTGAGCGTGGTGCCGTAGTCGAGGACATAGCTCTGGCCGTTGGCGTCGAAGGCCACCGTGGCCCAGTGCTGTTTGTCCTGGCCGATGTCCGCGCAGGTGACGATGTGCGCTGGCTCGATCGGGCAGGTGCCGCGCGTGTAGTCGCCGCGCAGGCTGAGAATGTTGGCGTCGCCGATTGATGTTTCAACCTGTTCCCACGGCATGGCCATCGTGCTGTTCGTGAAATCTTGCAGGCCGTTGAGCGTGTCTTTGTCGCGTAGGAATTTCACGGCGAGCGCGCCGAATGTGCAGGAGCGCCACGGCGCGTAGAGGGAATTAAGGTGGAAGCTGCGAAAGCCTCGCTGGGCGCTGGGGTTTGTGGCCTGCCACTTGCCGTCTTGCAGGGCTTCGATTTTCTGGCCGTCGTTCCACTCGCCTCCGCACCGCTGGCAAATGTAGCGCGCGGATTCTTCGACTCGGGCCATGCTCCACTTGCCGGCCACTTTCGCGTCGGTGTCCCACTTGACCTGTTCCCACAACAGCTCGATGCGCTCGTGGCAATGCGGGCACTCGAGCATGAATTTTTCCTGCGTGCCTTTCTGGTATTCCTGCCAGATCGCTCCGTCTGGCGTGGTGGGGGTGCTGGTCTTGACGCGGAGCGCGCCGACGAAGGACTTGGTGCGGTTCTCTGCGAGGAAAAGCGCGGAGGTTTCTTGGTCTGTCTCGCGGGCGAATTTGTCCACCTCGTCCATGAGGAGGAGTCCGGCGGGGCGGCTGGCGAGGTTTGCCGGGGAGTTGCTGCCGACGAAAACGAGCGAGCACCGCGAAAAATGTTGCTCGAGGTTTTTGAAGCGGTGCCTGTCCGCTGGCTTCTGGGCGGCGAGCGTGGCGCTGTCGTCGAAGAGCGGGAGCCACCGCGTCTCGGAGAAGGATCGGGCGAGGCCTTCGGTGGGCATGACCCAAACGACGGGCTGCGGCTTGTTCACGATCCGCCAGGCCGTGCCTGCTTGGACCATCGTCGTCTTGCCGGTCTGCGTGCCGAAGACCAGCACGAGGTCGGAAACATCGACATCGCCGAAGCACTCAAGCGGCTCGCGGAGGTAGGGCGTGAGGCGTGTCGAAAATGCTCCGGGCATCTGCGTTTGCCGCTCGCTCAATATCACCTCGTCAGCGCACCACTCGGTGACGGTGCGCCGGTCGATGGGTGCGTAGATCGAGCGGAGGTGTTCGCGTAGGGCTTCGGCGGCGGGGGTCATGGCTCGATGATCCATCCGGCGAAATCTCCAAAGCGGAAAATCTCGGTGGCCGGTTCTATCTCGCGCGGGTTGATCGGGCGTTGGATGCCTCCGAGGGATAGCTCTTTTGCCAATATCTCGCGGGCGTCTACTCCTGCCGCCGTCTTGCCTGCGAGTGCCAGCCGCCAGAGGACCGTGGCGACATAGCCTGTGGCCGGTTCGCACTTGTCGAAAACAATGATCGCGCCGCCTGGCCGTATGCGAGAACGAAGCCGAGCGATGAACTCCCCGCGCTTCGATGGCGGGACAAACATCAGGCACAAGAAAAGCACGGCAAGGTCGAAGGGTTGATAATCAAACTCGGCAGCGTCTGCGATGACGAGGCTGCCGGGGCCGCAATAGATTTCCGACATGGCCGCCGAATTATCGATGGGAATTAGTTCCGCCTTGCGGGCTGTAAGTGTGTCCGCGATAGCGTTCCCGACATTCCCTGTGCTGGCTCCAATATCATACACGCGCCCGCCCTCCGGTATGTAGTGCCGCGCCACATGCGCGACCACTCCCGTCGTGAGTTCATACCACGGAAGTTGCTCGCGCACATGCCGGTCAAAAGCTCCCGCAACATCGGCGGTTTTGAAAGTCCAGTCGGTTGGGATTGTCATTAGTTTTCTGGAAGGTAGCCGAACATTTTACGCATCTCGGCGTTGTAGTATTTGATTGGTGATGTGTAGCGTTTCGCAATCTCATCTGAGATTCCGCTGCCGCCTTGGAAGGTGTCTTTCACTCGTTTTATTACCCATGTCGGAAGAATGTTTTTGCAGGCTTCTTTGAGTAAAACCTTGCCGGGTCTTGAGTCGCTTTTGCCAAGTTGGATGGCTGACTCGACAAGCCGCTGTTCCATGAATGGAAGTCGGCACTCTACGCCATGAGCCATAAAGGCCTTGTTGCACCGCACGAAATTACCCCGCGCCATTTTGCTAAGTTGTGCCTTCCTTAACTCAATGACGCCCGCATCGTTTTGCTTTGATGCTTGGATGCAGAAATTCCCATACCCGCCAAAAATCTCATCTGCCGCTTCACCCGACAAACACGCGCGGAATCCTTCAGCATAAACACGCTTTGCAAGCGGCAGGCATAGGGTGGCGATTTCGATTTGAGCCTTTGATGGGATTTCGATGGCCTGCATCGCTTGCATTATTCCTGACTCATCGAGTGTAACCGTCACCTCGAAAAGCGGGACGCCTAAATCCGAGCATAACCGCCGCGCGCTCTTTGCGTCATCAGATGCCGGATTGTAAACGGCAGTGAATGCGACGACATCTGCACGGCGCTCTTTTGCCAAAGCAAGAATGATGCTGCTATCGAGACCGCCAGAGATCAAACAACACACCGGCGCATCAGCATCCAGCCGTTTGCCTACGCCTTCCCGCAGGTATGTTAAAACCTGATCCTGTCCGCAGTGCGTAGGTTGCGGCATCTTATACCACTTGCGCCATTCTCCAGTGAGTAAATTAAAAGCATATCCAGGCGGCACGGGGATGGGTTGCATGCCGAAGGGGAAAGCCTTTCGCTCACTCGCCCACATATAGCCGCACCGCGTTTTGCCAACATAAAGCGGCACCTTCCCAAAGCTGTCGCGGACAAGCCAATGCTCTCCGTCTTTTGAGGACCAAGCGAAGGCGAACATGCCGTCGATTTTTTCAAGAGCAGGAAGGCCGAACCGGTTCAGCATCGCTAAAAAAACCTCCGTGTCTCCAGTGCTCACAAACTTTTCGCCGAGCGCTTCCAGCTCTGACCGCAACTCGCGGAAGTTCCAGATTTCTCCATTGAAAGTCAGTGTGCCTCCGTCACGCCGAAAGGGTTGTGAAGAGGCAGAGGTTAAATCCACAAGCGCCAAGCGAACATGCCCATGCATGACTCCCGCGTGGTCAAAGATGCCCTGCCCATCTGGCCCCCTGTGCTGGATGCGGTCCAGCATCCCCTGCACTTTTTCCCGGCTTGTATTTGTCGCGCCAGCGATTCCGCACATATTAGAGCTTCCTAAGAATTTCGTCGCGCACCGTTGCGGCGATGTGCGACATCATGACGGGAGGGACGGCACGCCCGCAGCGTTCCCATTGCTGCGCGTAGGTTCCACTTAAAATAAAATCGTCGGGGAATCCGCAGATGCGTTTGAGTTCGGCGATGGTAAATTTTCGCTTTTCTGTTGGATGACAAACCCCTGCTGTTGATGGGTTCCCTCCGTCCGCGCTAATGCAGTGGGAAGGCCCGTCGATTCTTGTCCGTTTAAGATTGAGATATTTTTCTGAACCTTCTCCTGGCTTTAAGTTATCCCACTCTGCGCCGATAGCGTAGCGGGTGATGTCTGTTTCTGGCTCCAATTCTGCGCCGATGCCTATTAAGTGCTCATCTACTGCCGTTGCAAATAAATGCTGGGAAGTTGTAACAGTGCAGGCTGGCCGGTCAGTTATATCCCCAACTGAAAATTGTCCTGAGGTATCATGCTCGGCTTTTACTATCCACGGCAGCGCATCGCGCACGCTGTAGCGATACGCGAGCGGTTTGGGATGAACTGGATCGATGCCGAGGTCTTCACGCACTCCTATAAAAATCGTCCGCTGTCTTGCTTGCGGGACGCCGAGCCATTGCGCGTCGAGGACTTTGCAGCTCACGCGATAGCCGCAGGACTTGAGTTCTTTGAGGATTTCTAGGAAGTAGCCTTTAGCGGTTCCTTTGATGAGGCCGCTGACATTTTCAGCGACAAAAGTTTTAGGCTGGATGCCACGGATGAGCCGAGAATATTCAAAAAACAAGTCGTCTGTCCGTTGCTCCTTGTCGCTGTATTTTTTCACCTTGCCCCATCCGGCTTCGCGTTTCCCTGCGGTAGAGAATGAAGCGCACGGCGGGGAACCGTCGAACAGGTCAAGCTCGCCGGGGTTCAATCCGGTAGCCTTTAGAATGTCCTCGGGTTGGACTTCGCGGATGTCCCTGCCGTCGACGATCGTGTGTGGAGCGGCGTTTGCTTTGTAAGAATCACGGGCTGCGTCGATAAACTCAGAAGCCCATAGCAACTTAAACCCTGCCATGCGGTAGCCTGTAGATGAACCGCCGCACCCGCTGAATGTGGAGGCTGCGGTGAATCCATTCCAGGGGAGCGCACGGATTTCCTCCATGCTTGGGACTTTGTAGGGAGGTTTCATTTCTTTGGTGTCCATCTGGTTTGTGATTTCAATCGAATACTGGCTTGTGTTTACCGACCCGATGCCGCAGGCCATAACTGTCGGTGCAGGTTGGTCGGTGGGGATAAAAAGGCGGCGTGCCCCCCCCCGTGTCTCTCCGCTTTTTCATTTCGTCTTGCCGCTCCATTCGTATCCGCAGCGCGGGCATTTGTGATCCGTCTCGATGCCCTCATCGAATTCTTTGAAGTCATCAGGAGGTGCATCTTCTTTTGTTTCGATCAAAAGCTTGTGCAGGTCGGTATCTGAAAATCCGGTCAGGTCAAAATCGAGATCCGCATTTTGTGATAGATCCGCCAGCTCGAGCTTGAGCATTTCCTCATCCCACCCGCCGCCGATCTCGGCGAGGCGGTTGTCGGCGAGGATGTAGGCTCGGCGCTGCGTGTCGGTGAGGTGGCCGAGTCGGATGCAGGGGACGGTCTCGAGGGCGAGGGATTGAGCGGCGAGCACGCGCCCGTGACCGGCGATGATGCCGTTGTCCTTGTCGATGAGGACGGGGTTGGTGAAGCCGAACTCGCGGATGCTCCCGGCGAGCTTGGCGACTTGGCTGGCGTCGTGCTTTTTCGCGTTGCGCGCGTAGGGGATGA